TTGATCGAGTCCAGGTCGATCGAGGAGTTAAACGGCGAGTTGCCGGCTACCGCCTCGGCGAGCATGTCGAGCATGGAGCCCGCTGCCGCTTGCACGTAAGTCTTCACCAGGTCGAGCCCGACCGGACCCCCGCGGCCGATCACGATGTCCATGACCGGCAGGGTTACCGCCTGGAAATAACCACGCCAAACCTGGTCGGCGGGCTGGATGGCGTCAATGGCCGAAGTCGGCAAAAGCTGATCGCCCCAGTACGCACCACGAGTGGTGATTTTCGAAGTCAGCAACGGGTAGACGATTTCGGCTCCCGCGTTGTATTTCTTCGCGTACTGGTTCAAATAGGAGAAAGTCGGGCTTGGCTGGAAAACCAAGTCCGCGACCTTCGGGTAAATCAGTTTTTGCGAGATGGACGACAGGGTGTTGACAAGCAACGCTGAGGGTTGGTTGATTGCCGTCCCGGTTACGAATGCCATTGTGTTTTCTCCTCAAAACGCAATTAAAAAACTCGTTTAGACCACGCCCTGGGGCAACTGTTCAATCAAGACGCGCAGTTCCGGGTCCTTGATGGCTTCCCCGTACAAGTCGCCCATGACGTCCGCATCCGGACCGGTCTTTAGCGAGGGTGGAGGCGCTCCGGCTCCCGGAACCCCCGGCTTCGGAACTCGTGCCGCCAGAGCTTCCATGCGACCCGCTTCGCGCCCCTTTTCAAACTCGCTTTTGGCTAGTTCCGCGGCGCGCTCGCCTTCGGTCATCTTCGAGAACGCCAAGCGCACATCGGGAATTTTGTGCCGGTCGAGCAGGTTATTCTTGCTCGCATATTCCAGGAGTTCCTCGCGCGTGTACTTCTTTTCGCGCTTGGACTGGTCGATGCCCTCGTACTGCCGGTCCCAACGGTCTTCGGTGAAAATGGTCGCCGCATTCTTGACGGTATTCGAGAACGTCTCGAAATTTTTGAGGTACTCTGCGGTCTTGGTGTCGCGCGAGGCCAAGTCGGCCAAGATGCCTGCAAAGTAGGGGTCTTTGCGCCAGTCATATTCTCCGGGCTGAGGTGCCCCGCCTTTCTTGCGCGCTTCCTCGGCGGCGTCATAAGCGGCTTGCGCTTTTCCGGCCAGATCCAGGACGCGCTGCCGATCACCTTCGAGGGCACGCTCGCGCTCCTGATTGCTGCGAATGGCCGTCGAAAGCGTTTCGCGCTCGTCGGAGTTCAGTGCGCGCAGCGAGCCCAGGGGAATGTCCTGGTCGCCGATCTTTACGACCGTGGCATCCGGGTATTCCTTGGCGTTTTCGAGAAACTTCTTGAGTAAGTCTTTGCTCATTGTTCTGCTCCCTTACATGGGTGGAGCGGCATTGGTATTCGGCTGTGAGTTCTGGCCGAACATCGCCGGTCCAAATGACACAGGCTGCGGGCCTGCGTTTTCCTCGTTTTTACCGACAACTTCGGAAACACTGCTGCCTTGCTGCGCTTCTTTCAAAGCGCGGGACAACTGCTTCATGGTGGCGCTGATCTGATTCGCTACATTCGGAAGAGTCTGGAAGGTCTTGATGAACAGCACGCCCAAAACTTGATTCACCTGCTCGAGTTGCCGCAACACCATGGTCGGGTCGGAGCCTTGCAACTCCGCCGACTGTTGCGACAAGGAAGCACCCGGCGCCGCCGATTTATTCTGCAAGGCGCCGAGGGCCAAGGTGAGGGGGTTTGGTCCCCCACCACCCATACCGGGAATGGGCGGCATTCCCATTAATTTCTAGCCTTCTCCGCCACGCGGGCCGATATTGTGCTGCTTGGCGTTGGGAGGCATGACTCCCATGGGATCGCGGGCGTCACCCTTGCTCGCAACTTCGGCCACTCCGCCATAGTCGATGTCCGGCTCCGCCGAACCACCCGGGGGCTGTACCTGGTAAGGCGTGTCGAAGTTCGTGAAATTGCTTTTGTCCTTAGCCACGATTCACCTCTTGCTGCGGTTTTTCTCGTTCTTCGGCATCAAGCCCACCTGATCGACGGGCATGTTGCCGTAAAGCTGCTGGCCGTAATCGGCCTCGGCATCCTCAATCTGCGCCACGTAGGGACCGTCGATGGTCGATTGCTCCATCAACTTGCGGTTGCGATTGATTGCTTCAACGTCGATTTTCACGTTCTACTCGCTTTCAAAAAAGAGGGAAGGTGGGAGGACCCGGGCCTTCCCTCGGATTAAATTGTCGGCCTAACCGCAATTACTTGCGGCCATGGCGCTTGGAATGACGACCCTTGCGACGTGCCATATGGGTTGACTCCTTTCTAATCAGGGCATCCCAGCGGGAGAGTCCCCCTGATTTAACAAATCCTAGTAGCGCGAGCCTCGCCGCACTGCCATGCGCACATTCTTTTTGTGGGTCTTCGCTCCGCGTCTCGCCATGGTGTCTCCTAAAGCAATGCCGGCTGTGGTCCGTGTTCCGCCAGCATGAACTCCGCGTTTTCTTGTAAACTCTTCATCCACCCATCTTCGCCCAGGCGCGCGCGTTCGGCGGCACTCGAATGAAACGGAGGACACGGCAAACCGTTCACCGAGAGTTGACAGAGAAACATCCGCGAGAAAGTTTCCGAGTGAATGTATTCTCTGATTTTGATGATGCTGTACTTGGGCACGTCGCGAGGATACAAGCACTTACCGGGGCAGGGTCAATCCGCTACGTTTCGATTCCCAACTTAGTTGGGAGGGGCAACAATCAGCCAGCGCGAGGAAGAGTGGCGAATTACCTTGAAATTGAAGGCGATCAGTGTGCCGTCGCGGCACCATTGGCGAATCAACTGCGGGGTACGCCCAAAATATTTGGCGGCTTCCTGGACGGTCAGGATGCGCTCGGTCACCGCGGCCTCCGCAATTTCGCGAGTGCCGCAAGTTCCTGCTGGCGCGTAGCCTCTTCGGCCATTTGCTCCGCATTAGGAACGCCCAGAGTCTCGAGAACAAACTTGTTGGGAACGGCGCCGATCTTCCCGAGAGCCACCGCGAGTTGCTTCATCATTGCCGACGACATCGTATCAATCGAGGTTTCGTCGAGTTCCATTTCGACTTCGGCATCCTCGGGGAGCGGGTTCCACACCGCGACCATTTGCTTCTCGCTGCGTTGCGGTCGTACCACATCCTGAATCTTCTTGAAGCGCACCATCATGTAGAAGGTCATCATGGCAAGGCGCTGGTAGGTTTCTGACAGCAGGCGCGCCTTCATGCGCAGCAAACTTTGGCTTTGGAAGATGGCGGCATCAAAGAGTTCCGGTGAAATATTGCCCTTGCCGGCTTCTCCCTGGCGCTCCGGGGTCCACCCCACGTAGCGCGCTACTTTCGCGAGCAGTAATTCCGGGATCTTGGTCATGTGGTCGGGGATCGGTGTCGGCCACTTAATCTCCGGCACCTTGTCGCCGCGAAACACTTGCACCTCTCCGGGCAATCCGCCGTAAGCGTCCACGTCGATGCCGGAGTCTTCCGGGATGAAGGTGATTCCGTTATTCAGCCGGATGAGGTTCTCGATCAACTGCGTATACATGCGTTCGGCGATGTCTTGCGGGCCTTTGCCGTAGCGTACCGGAGGCGGGCCGAAATAGTGTTTCAAGTGTGGGAGCGACCACACGCCCACAAACGGGAACGTCGAAAAGTCGTCGTCGGGAAGGCGCGGGCACCAATTCGGGCCATCGGCGAGCACATACCCTTGGCACTCGACAATGTAGCGGCCACCGGGATACTGCCATTTGAGCATTGGCTGTACCACCAGTTCCAAGCCCTCGGCGATGCGATTGCCCGCAAACTCCTCTACTCGTTCTCGCGCGTAGTCCTTGACGTAGAGGTAACGCACCCGGACACGCGGGCCTTTTTGCTGGTTCTCGAAGCCTTGCGGCGAATCGACGCGCAAGGGGCCGGGAGGGAGTTCCAGGGAAATGTCGAATCCGGAACCCGAGGTTTCATCCTCATCGTAGTCCTCATAGCCGGCCTCCACCTTGATTTCTTTCGCGCTATCCCCCCAGACGCGCTTTACTTCATCCACATAGAACCAGTCTTCGGCCACCACAAAAGCCCAATCGCGATCATTTTTCGCGTTGGCATCGGGGAAGAAGGTGTCCACGTCTCGCGAAGCGATCCACACCGAGCCCCGGCCGTAGCGCATGTCCGGGTTGTAGCCCACTTGCAGGGACGCAGGATTGCAGAACTGCGACCACAGCACCGCGTCGAAAATGCGGTTATTGAACATCCCGCGCTTCCACAAGGCGCTAAAGGCGCGTTCGCGCTCCTCGTCGCGCTTCCCGTTCACCGAGATGTACGGCTTCGGGGTGTCGTTGGTGAGTTCGCTCGACTCGCCCATGAGCAGGTATTGAAGTTCCGGCATGATGACTTTGGGACGGTAGGACGGGGAAGCGGAGGCGGGATAATAGTTCAACTCGAAAAAGTCGTGCATGTCCTGCGCCCAACTGTCACCCCAGCGTTTCGATTGCTCGCGCTTGGCCATGGCTTGCAGGGTGTCGATGGTGCGGGAGATGCGTTTTTCGCCGCGGGTGGGACCGACGCGGGCTTTGTTCTCCGTGCCCATGAGCGTCGGCGAAACCGGGATGTAGGAAATCATTGCGGCCATTTAGCGGGTTCCTCTTGGCCTCGATGCACGTTTTTGTGAAATACGCGACCCTGACAACCGCAAAGATACTGCCTGAGTGTGTCAGAAGACGCGGCTTTATTCAACTGCATGGCGCGGCCGCAGTGCGGACATTGCGGAATGAGGTCGAAATCGCTTATTGCAATTTCTCCAGGGAGATTTTGGACAACTCAATCTCGCCGCGAATCCACTTCGCGGCCAATTCCTGCAAGGTGTCCTTGGAGTCTCCGCCTTCACCGGAAATTTCCGACTCCGCTTCCTTGATGAGCTGGAAGTGCTCTTTCCCGCTCATAATCAAGGGCACCAGGTCGCTTGAAAAATTGGTCAAGTCTTCGAGTAGATGCTTGTAGGCGTAGGATTTTCCTTTTTGGCGATTGATCGAGAAAGCCCGCCAGATGTCCGAATAGATTTGCTTCGAGCGAGCCGCTGCCGCGACTTCCGCTTCCAGGCGCAGGTCGGCTTGGCTTTTGCGGCTCACTTGCGCATCAACTCGGAGGCGATACCCTCAAAACGCTGGTTGTCCTTGATTTGCGCTTGCGCGGCGATGCCTGCGGCGATGCGCGCCTGTGTTTCGAGGGTGCGGACGGCTTGCGCAAGGATGGTGAGCGCCACATCCACGTTGGGGGTATCCGCTTTTAATTGCAGATGCCCGGTAAGCGGGTGGTACACCAAGGCGACGGTGAATGTGGGTCCTTCGTCCTTGGTGATATTACCGTTTCCGTCGAAGATGCCGGTGGTCATTCCTCTCCCGCCATTTGCTTCAGTTCGCCCGCGAGTGTCGTGAGTTCCGCGCAATTCGCCTGGCTGTCGGTGATTGCCGGATGCGGCAGGGTTGCGGCAATCTGCCGGATGCGCGCGGCAATCTCCGCGAGGCGCGGAGGATTGATTGCGGTAACACTCGCGGCCTGTCCTACGGGTTCATCCACTTCGGGTGTTTCTGGTGTTGACTTGGTGACTTCCTCTTCCATTTTCTTTTTCCTCTTGGGGTGCTTGGTCTTCATGGTCGTACCGTTCAATCGAAAGACATGTTGCCTTGGTTGGCCTTACGACGCTTCAGTTCGTCGCGGACGATGGCCGCCGCTCTGGCAACGGCGCGCTTCCGTTCTAACTCTGTAAGCTGTGGGTTGTCAACCGTAGATGTGGACGGAGCGAAGTTTTCCGTCTTCGGGACCGTGGGAATGAGCTTCTCCAAGGGGTCGTGGACGGTGACCGGGGTTTGCGTGTCGCGCACCTCGGCACGGATGGGAATGCACCGGAAAATCTCGGTGAACGAGTGCATGCCGCACTTGAGCACCAGTTCTTGCTTCGATTTGTCCCATTCTTTGAACAGCGCGGTGGGCTCGTTGATTTCATCAATCAAGTGCCCGGGCACGCGCAACTCCCCGTTATTCATGCGTACCAGGGCTGTGAGGATACGCACGAGATAGGCTTCGACTTTCTCTTCACCGCGATTGTAGGCTGGCATTTAGATACCAAATAAACGGTCCAGGTGTCTCCGGCCCGTCCCTCTCATTCGTTCGTTGACTCCGGCTGCATGGCGAATCCGGCGCGCTTCGGCGAGCATGCGCATATCGAGTTCCGATGGTCCCAGGCGCAATCCCAGGCTTTCGACGGTGGCGCGCGGGGTTTCCTGCTCCATGGTGTTTTTGGGAGCGAAACTCATCCTCGGCGGAGGATACTGCTCGCGTGTCAGGCACGCGATGAAGAAAGCCACCGCAATATCATCGTGTCCGCGCTCGACTTCCCAGCGCCATTCTTTCAAGGTGCAAAGGCCGATTTGCGTCATGAGCGCGCGATCGTTCACAACCAGACCGCCAGGTTCCTGCTTGATGCCCATGCGCAAGCCGTTGCGGGTGGCGTCGATGATGAGGCGCCGGGTGGCCGTGGTCATTTCAAAACCCATGGCATTCGACTTGGCCTTGCCGCGCTTGCGGTCGTCGCGCCCTTTCCAGAAATAAATATTCGGGTAGCGGAACAAATCGCGCAGTTTGACGAGCGCCCAGCGGCCGAGGTTCCCGGTCAATTCCGGGTTCATCATCGCGAGGTTGTAGAAGCGCCCGACCAGATCCATCTGGTTTGCCAACTCTTCGGGAGGCACGCGCTCACTGAAACGAGCCGCAAGTTCTCCGGTGTTCCCACAAAGCATGCAAATCGCAGCGAAGTCTCCCTCTTCGGTGCCGAGGGCGGCATCAGCGCCGCCATAATAGCGGCATGTATCC